ATTGATTACCAAATGGTCGACATACCTATGTGCTACAAGCTATCTACTACGAGTTTTCTAGCAGGACATCACTTGCGTGAATTTCTCTTTCCGTACTTACTCGTTTTACATAGATAGCTTGTAACACACAAATAGTCGGAGTAAAGAACTACTCATGTGCTACAAGCTACCTACATTTTGGTCTTACGGCTAGCAAGGGAAAGGCATGAACAACCTTATAAACTAGCAATGTAAGTAGCTCTTGCGTTATCAACTACAGTGGTTCTGCATTGAAACTATTCGCAGTGTTCACAATTACAACTATTAGTTATATCTAATGGTTTTGCTAATTGTAACAATGCAACTTCTCCTTGATGATGTTCGCACCATACTTGAACATATGATTTGTCTTTAGTAATACCAATTGAGTATTTAGCATAATCAACTGGTGCTATATCATCTGGTTTTTCTCTTAAACATTCTCCGCAATGTGCGTACTGTTCTATTAATAATTCTTTAAGCATTATCATTTACCACTTTCTTTAGCATTTCTTTATTATTATCTAATAATTTTCTATGGTCACGATAAACATCTAGTGTTTCTTCTGGTGTCCAAGGATACTCAGTAGTAACTTCATCATCTTCAAACTCGTGACGAACAGTATTAATTATTGATAAGTTATATTTATTAGCTATGTCATTGAGTAACATAAATGGTTCTCCCCAAGCAGATTCAAATGTAAATACAAGTTCTCTTGTACCTTGGGATGTTATGTCTGATAATAATTCAGTATTACAATCTCCCCATTTAGTTCCCCAAAATCTATATTGCCAATCAATAGGTGCATATACACCATACTTAGCAATGAGTTCATTCTTAGTTACATCAAGCAATGGTCTTACTCCATCTGCATCGTCATACCATGCGTCACATTTAACACCATCTATCTCACGACTACCTTGATGTAATTCTTTCATTTCTGTAGGTAAAGGAAAACAATCAGTTAAATTAAATATAACTTCTGGTTCTCCGTCAACAGTAACTTTGTTTGTAATGGTATCCATAAAATCATTAACATCTTTTACAGCACCACTGATTTCTATTGTATTGTCTGTCCAATTAGGCATTATTCCTCCTCCATTGCCATTGATATGTCCATTAACAATGTCTTAATATTGTCTGGACAATCATCTTGTTCCATTACAAAATCGGTAAAACCTTTACGCAATTTATTGTCCATTAAAGATTGTAAGATAAATTGTTTTTCAAACTCCTCATCTTTATCTGATAAATGTTGAACAATTAACAGCTGTGTTTTACCAATAAATTTTTGTCTATGATGAAGTGCTTCTATAGATTTTTCTATAGAATTTAACATTTCAATAAGACTAGTTTTTGTATCCATTATTCCTCCTCTTTATATGGTTCGCCAATAGTTTTAATAGCAGTTAAAAAATATGCCTGTTGTTCAGGTGTTAATAATTCAAATGCTACGTCTATTTGTTTGCGTAATACATTTATAATTGCTACTAGTTTTTTAACGTCTGTAATCATTATTCTCCCTCATTAAATAAAATATCTCTCCATTCTTCTTTAGTAACACCAGTCATTGCTACTTTTAAAGCATTAAATGTTGCCATTAAATCATCAAAGAAAACATCATTAATTGTTTGTTCTCCTTTATCACTGGTATGAAATGTAATGTCAAACAAATCTCCCCAAGTGTGATGTATTGTAACTGTCATAAGTTTGTTATTATAATTAGGAAATTTAATCTGCAAACCACCTCTTGATTTTTCGCTTTCCTTAATTTCAATTACCTCATCACATTTAGATAAGTCAAAATTAACTTCTTCTGCATAAGCTTTGATAGCATCTGCACTGTCTGTATACATACGCATATTTATTCCTCCTCGTTAACAGTTGAATTGTATTGTTTATCTATTTGATATTTAATAGCTTCGTCAAGCATTGAACACCAACCTTTAACATATTCATTAAGTCCCTGGTATTCATGCACTGTTCTATACAAATCACTGAGTGTCCATTTAATAACAGCTTTTAACTGTTGTTCAGTTAAGCTGTCTAGTTTGTCATTTATATTTAACATAGTTTCCTTTCATAAGTTGTGTCTGTCGTTGACACATAAGTAAACAACGACAGACGCAACGATATGGATTAATTAAAACGGGTCCTCGTAGAATGACATATCTACATCAAGCTTTGCATCTATACCAAGCTGTTGTAAATCTGTTTCAGAACGATTACTTGCTACGTTTTCGTGATGATTAATAACACCTTGTGCTACCATTCTTTCTAGCTGTCCTATTTGGTCAGCGTTTAGAATTGCAGATAATGTTTCTAATGCATTACGAACTTTATTTATATCCATAGTTTCCTTTCTTTTTTGTAAAGCTCATAGTATATATTCACTATAAACTTTATTGTGCCTACATTATACAACATAGGCACTATAAAATCTATACGATTTTAATAGGGTGCTACTTCCTCAAGCACTTCAGTGCTTTCGGTAACAGCTACTTCTTCAGTAGCTGGTGCAGATGCCTCTGCACTATCGCCAGATTTCTTAGCGATATATGTTGGAGATTGTCTATGCAATTCTATTATTGCATTGACATCAAGATATAATGGAATAGTTTGTAACTTTCCTCCAATATATCTTTGAACGAATAGTCTTTCACGCCATTCGGTTAGTGTTTTGCCAGTAAGTCCGCAAACTACTGGGTCCATTGCTTTAGCCATTGTTATATCCTTTCTGTTAGCTAAATTGATATACATATTAACTATATATATCAGTCAGTTGTCTGACACGAGTGTCTACAGACAACTGATTGATATATATTTACTGATGATATTGTAAATATATATAGTCACTTTCGTGACTACTATCACATTCGTGACAATATGTATTTATATTTATAGTTTTCATAACTTCCTTTCAAGTTAATTTTCATAAATATCTATCAGCAGTCTGACTTTTAAGTCAGCAGACTGCTGTTAGATAGTTACACCATAACTAGAATGTAACACATACATTCATTAGTTTCTGGTTCCAGACAAGCTGGACAATATAATACATCATCATTCATAGTTTTCCTTTCATCAAGGGAACTCTGGTTATGCTCAGCGTTATGTTCCCCTTGGTTTGTACCTTTGGTTGCTACTCATACTCAAGTCATAAACTCCCTACTCAAGAGTATGTATCATTGCAACTATATACTTACTTTCATATATCCTTTCTAATAAGTATCTATCTGCCTTCAGACTCAAGAGTCTGCTGAAGGCAGTTAGATAATTATCTAAATAGTGCTAATTGTAATTTATCTAGACGTGTAAGTTCTTGCTTAGAAACTTTCCAAGCGTCTAAGCCATTAAGATATACACTTTCTGTGCAAGCACCATAGTGTATATTTAATGGATAAGTTACTCCATTTTTAGCTGGTTTCCAGTATGCGTCTTTCTTAAAGACGATTTCTCGCTTACATACACGACATACTTTTTTGTTATTAAATTTATCCATTTTATTTCCTTTCTTTTATAGATAAAGATACATTAAGTATCAGTCAGTATTCTGACTTTTAAGTCAGCAGAATACTGAGTGATAATTAAGCAATGTGAACAATATCGCATATATAACAATAAGTATCTTGAAATTTATTCTTATTGCATTTATTAGTATCAACATACTTTTTATTTTTATTCATATTATCCTTTCTATAAAGACTTGACTTTTAAGTCAACAAGTCTTTATTAGAAGGATACATAATATATAGATTTCATATAACTTCATAGGTAAGTAATTAAACTACATATAGGTATATTTTAATTTATATATGTACTATATCCTTCTGTCCTATAGGACAGCAGAAGGATATAGACATATATACATAAATATTTTATACATACTATTCATTTATCTCTGTACATATAACCTTTGACTAGCATATGTCAATGTTGACCTACTCATTATAGTACGTAAGGTCTAGAAAATATGCTGGTAATTTCTGTAGAAACCCAGTAAGAATGGGCGTGAGCGGGCATAGTCTTTATTGATGCTGACTAAACCTTTTCTAGTGTTCTTGGGTACTGCCTTTGTCTTTCTAGTGTACAGTTTTACCTGTGAGCAGCTTTTGATGTCCCGGTCACCGCTTTACCTGTTACAAAATACTATGGTTTAGTGTTTGTAATTAACTGAACTATAGCATATAATTCTCACTATACAAACATCTAATGAAAGATAGTTAAATAATGGTAGATACCAATAAAAATGTAATCTGTATAGCAGAGGGTTGCAGGAAAAAATTAAAGGGGAAACAACGCAAATTCTGCACCCCCACTTGTCAAAAAAGACAGTTTGCTAGAGATAGTAGACATAACAAGACAGCAGACCCAAAACCTATTAATATTGAACGTAAGTCTGACGAAGGCGACTACGCTTCTGTTAGACGAGGACAGTATTACCGAGCTTTCGTAAGTGAAGGTATAGCTGACGAGGTTGCAACTGGCGATATGACAGTAGCACACGCAGCTTCCCTCCTTGGCTGCACTTCTGCTACTGTCAGTCGCATGCTTGGTGCCTACAAGATTGATACTAGGAACGAAGTAGCTGCAGAAGATTGGGAATTAAGCCAAGATGCCAAAGAATCATTAAAAAATTTTTCTAACTTCCGACACAAATATTTTCGAACCGAACTAGGTAAACACTACGAAACCGCTGACTTTCATGAGAACTGGATTAATAACATTATAGATTCTATAGATAACGGTAAAGAATTATTGATACTGTCACCCCCACGACATGGAAAGACTGAATTGTTAATACACTTTGCTGTATATCAGATATGTAAAAACCCTAACATACGTATTATGTGGGTAGGTGGTAACGAAGATATAGCTAAAAATGCATTGTCTGCTGTACTAGATGTGTTAGATACTAACCAAGATTTACAAGAAGATTTTTGTATACCAGGTACAACATTTAAACCTGATAACAGGTCTGGTAAAAACTGGTCACAAAATCAATTTACTGTAGGTACTAGAACAGTAGCAGGTATTAAATCACCAACTATGGTTGCTGTAGGTAAAGGTGGAAAGATATTATCTCGTGACTGTGATTTAATAATTGCAGACGACATTGAGGACCATCAAACTACAATGCAACCTGCTGCAAGAGAAAATACAAGACAATGGTGGACAACAACATTATCAAGTCGTAAAGAGGAACATACTGCTGTTGTTGTAATTGGTTCTAGACAACATCCTGATGATTTATATAATCACTTACTTGAATCAGATAACTTTACATCAATAGTAGAAACTGCACATGCACTTGATTGTGCTATACCAGAACATCTTGAAGATGAACATATTGATTGTATGTTATGGGCAAGTAAACGTTCTTTTAAATGGTTAATGTCTAGATTACATTCTGCAGAATCTACAGGCGGTAGACAAACATTTGAAATGGTATATTACAACCAAGCATATGTAGAAGGTACACAAATCTTTACTATGAATATTATTGACCAATGTATGCGACCTGACTTAGTACTAGGACAAGTATATAAAAACTTATATCTTGTTGCTGGACTTGACCCTGCATCATCTGGTTACCAAGCATCTGTACTTTGGGGTATAGACCAATACAGAGGTGAGTTGTATTTAGTAGATTTAGAAAATAAACGTGGTGGTGGTATTAGAGCTGCACTTGACCAAATGGCTTTATGGTTACACGAGTACGATTGTAGACATTGGATAGTAGAAGAAAACGGATTTCAAACTGCTATACGACAAGATGCTGCTATTAAAGAATTTACATTACGTACTGGTATAACTGTACAAGGACATCTTACAGGTAAAAACAAACATGACCCACTTTATGGTGTAGGTGCTATGGCAGATTTATTTGAAGATAGAAGAATACATTTACCTGTAGGTGATGGTATGTCAAATGCAAAAGTACAGCAATACAGGCAACAACTGTTATACTTTGATGGTAAACCTGTTTCTAAACGAAACAAGGAAAAAACTGATATAGTTATGGCTAGTTGGTTTCCAATGAAGGTTTTTAGACGTATGCAAAAAGAGCATGCTGCTGATATGGGATTAGATTATAATCCTAGTTATGGAGATTATAAGATGACGGAGATAAATAACGCACCATGGGCATAGAAAATTTAGATATCAAATCATACAAAGAGATAGTTAGAAATGCTGCTGAACTTACATCAGGTAAGTTAGTACAAGAAAGACAAGTACAGAAAGCTAGAATAAAAGCTATCCTCAACGGTGGTGCAGATGGTATAAAAGCATTACTAGGTAATACAATGGAAACCTCTGATGCTGATTTATTACCAGCTCCTAACATGTTGCAATCAGGTATTGACCGACTTGCACAAAAGATTTCAGGAATACCTCAAGTTAGAGTTGATGTTCCTAATGATAATGATTCAGCTAGAAGTAAAATACGTGCAGAAAAACTAGAACGTATTGTTACTAACTATGATGAAAAACAAAACTTACTAGGACAGTTACAACAAGCAGCTAGATGGTTACCTGGTTATGGTTACTGTGCTTGGGTTATTACAACTAAACGTGATAATAATGGTTTCTTTTACCCTAGTGCTGAACTACGTGACCCTTATGATACATTTCCAGGAAACTTTGGACCAGACCAAAAACCAAGAGAATTAGCAGTACTAAGACGTATACCTAGATATAAACTTGCACAGATATATCCTGAGTTTGCAAAAGAAATTTTAAAACAAGATGAAGATGCACAAGACGCACAAACAGATACAGCTACACCATTTTTATCTTATGAGAACAACAGAGAACAAGGTTGGGAAGATAACACATACTCTGGTGTAAGAGTTATTGAATATTATGACATGGGTGGTACTTATGTAGTATTTCCAGAGCGTAATATGATTTTAGACTTTATACCTAACGTATTATCTACACCACCATTTGTATTTATGAAACGTGTATCATTTGACCAATTAAAAGGACAATATGACCATGTAATAGGTTTGATGGCAATGATGGCAAAAATTAACATTATGTCGGCAATAGCCATGGAAGATTCTGTGTTTACAGAAACTAACATATCAGGAGAGATAGAATCCGGTCAATACAGAAAAGGTAGATTTGCGGTCAATTATCTAGCTCCTGGTACACAAGTTTCTAAACCAATGAATAACATTCCATATCAATTATTCCAACAGATAGATAGATTAGAAAGACAATTGCGTATGGTTGGTGGATATCCTGTAACTGACGATAGCCAATCACCTAATAGCTTTGTTACTGGTGCTGGACTATCAGAACTTAACAGTACTATGTCTTTAATGATTTCTGAGTATAGGGATATATTTAAACAATCATTAGTAGAGATGGACCATAAGAGATTAGAAATGGATGTAGTACTTTCTTACTCTATGGGTATTAGTAAAAAACCTATGGCTGGTTTCTTAAATGGTTCTGCTTTTTCTGAAAACTATCAACCACTTAATGATATTGGTGGTGACTTTAAAACTAGACGTATCTATGGTGTTATGGCTGGATTTGATGAACCACAAAAAATTGTAACTGGGTTGCAATTATTGCAAGCAGGTGTTATAGACGTAGAAACATTACAAGATAACATTGATGGTTTAGAAAACATAGCTAAAGTACAAGAACGTATACGTAAAAATAAAGCTGAACAAGTTTTATTTGATTCTATTTTAGCTAGGTCTGCTCAAGGTGACCCTGCAGCAACAATGGCTGCTATAGCTATTTACGAGTATCCTTCAGCTATAACAGATATTATGAAACAGTTTTATACACCACAAGAACCTCAGATGACACCTGAAGAAGAAATGATGATACAACAACAAATGATGCAACAACAAATGGGTGGCGGTATACCTACAATGGCTCAAGCTTTTGGAATGTAACATGCAAGATAAATATGATGTAGATTTTTGGGATATGGTGTATGCAGAATATGGTGTTACAGACGAATTAGATATATTATCTGAATCGGTAGTTGAATACATAACACCTATGCCAGGTATTATTATTTTGATTACAAAGGAGTTTTATGGCAAAGAGTAGACGAGGTGGTTACAGACAACCAAATAACCCTGCAGCAGTAGCTACACCACAAGGTGGGCAAAGAACTGACGGAGGTCCAGGAAGTGCTAAACAACCTCTTAGAAGGCTTCCTGACGCTGATTACGGTGAAAATAAAGCATTTGTTGCACAACAACAAGCTGCACCATTACCAATGCAACAATCTAATATTCCTGCACCAAATGTTTTTGCACCTACCGAAAGACCAGGAGAACCAGCTACAGCTGGATTACCTATAGGTCCAGGACCAGGTCCAAATAAAATACAAGATAACGTAGATACAATACTGGAGGCAATATATCAAATAAACCCATCACCTGTCATATTAGAAATTATTAATAACAGACAGGTTTACTAATGGGTTTTATTTTATATGACCGAAATCAATACTACGATATTTTACGTGGTGTTAATAGAGATGATGCACAAGTTGGTTTATACAAAGGTGCAATAGAACAAAACAATTTAATACAACAGGACCTACAAACTTATGCAGAAAGATTTCCTGAAATGCCTGCAGATGTAATTGCATCATTATCATTAGCAGGAGTAGACCCTAACTTTCAAGCTAATAAAGTAATAGCACAAGAAATATCAAATAATCGTATTTATAACGAAGCTAAAATTTGGCAAGAGTTACAACAACAATATCAATACGAACATACAGAAGATAATATGAAAATGAGTATTGGTGATTTGTTAACAGCAGGTTTATTTCCAGGTGGAGCTAAACCAGGAGATGTTCAATACGGTGTATGGGCATTTGCTGCTTTAGATGCTGTATTTCAAACAATAGGTCCATCAGGTAAATGGTCTGTTATATCTAGTGCAGTTAATGCATTAGCACCTGGACAACCAATGAAAGTTGGTAGGTCACAAGCATATCTTAGAGATATACGTGCATACGATAAATTACTTAGAGATGGTTATTCACCTTCTAAAGCACAAAGTATGTTGCAAATTGATTTAAGTAATACATCTGTAGAAGGATTAGGTAAAGATTTAGGTGGTGCAGGTAATATAGGAAAATTTATTGATATGTTACAAGAAGCACATGATATGGGTGGAGAACCAATATTAGCTAATATGTTTCGTAATGTTATACAAGGTAAACCACTTAACTTTGATAGAGCTACAAAAATAACTTTAGAAAGTATTAAAGCTGAAAATACACCATACTACATAGATTTAACACAAAATTATGGTATGACACCAACACAAGCTAGTGATTTTATTTACAAGCATATTGGTGAACCAATTAAACAATTTGATGAAAATGGTGAAATACATTACACATCTGCATATAACCCAAACAAAATAAACTTTTATGCAGGTAGAGCAAGACAAAGATATTTTTGGGCTGGACAAACAGAACAAGATTATTACAGACCAGATTGGGCTAATAAAAATATTCTTATGGAATACTCACCAGGTAAAGTAACAGCTTCTGAATTTTATGAACCAGGTACAAAAGCATTTGAAGTATTGTCAGGATTAACTGATGCTGGTTATCAAATTTTACCTGAAGTATTTGCTGGTAAAGGTGTTAAAGGTGCTAAAAATTTAATACGTGGATTACGTGGAACTAATCAAGCATTTGACTTAGTACAAATGGGACGTATTAAAAAAACAGGTAAATCTATAAAAATAAATCCTAGAGCTATGGCTGATGATATTTTAGAAACTGTAGCTGATGAAATTGATGGATTAACAGGTACAGGTAACTTAGCTAAATATCAAGATGATGCTGGACGTTTTATTAAAAATAAAGAATATGTTAAAGATAGACGTGCTGTTAAAAAGAGTTTAAAAAAGATTAAAAAAGAAAGTACATTATTTGGTAGAGTACCAAGATTTTTTCAATTAACATCTGACGAAATATTAAACCAGCCTACTAATGTAGCTTTTTTTAAATCGTTAGCTGCTACAACAGAAGATGATTTATTTTATTTAGCAACTAATCCAATTACTAAACATCTTCCATATCAAATTAGAGATGAAATAGCAGCAGAAACTGACTGGACAAAAATACAAAGTATGTTTGGTGATTTAATTAGTAAGTCAGGATATTCAATTAAAGATGAAGCTGGACAATTAATTCCTTATACATTACCTGGAAAAATGTTACCTAAGACAGGTTCATTAGTAGTTAACAAAGCATTACGCCAATCTGGTATTAATCCTAATGCTGCTTATAGAACATTTGGTAGCTGGGCTGGTGAAAAAACTAGAAGTGTACGTGAAGTTCTTTATAGAAAACAACCTACAAGATTATTAAGAGTAGAAGATTCTGTTGATGAAGTAGTAGATAAAATGGATAGCGTAGCTAGATATAGACAAGTAGATGTAGAAAAAGGATTAGAGTTACCTGAATTTGAAAGATATTTAGGTTTTAGTTCTAACTTTAACTCTACATACAATCCTTACTTTAGAAAGATGTTAGGTGTAGTTCCTGAAATGGGAATACCTTTAAGTAATATTGAAGTAGGTTATAGACAACTTGCATCTCATTTACAAATTAATGGATATGACCCTACAGAAGCATCAAAAATATTAAAAGAATTTTCTTCTATTGATGCAATGGATAAACAAGCTTTAAGAAGTTTTGCTAATACACAAGCACAAAGAGATGTCCAATTAATTGCAGCACGTGGTGGTAACTGGGAATATGTAGCTAAAGCTGCTAAAGAAATGTTTGAAGGTCAAAGTAAAATGAAAATATATTCTACAGGTAAAAATAAAAAGATACTTCCAAACATAGGTTCTGGTTTTCATGGATATGAAATTAATGATGATGGTGAAGCAATATTTAATAATAAAAAAGTAGTACAAACAATGACTGCATCTTTATTTGATGAAATGCAAGATAACATTGCTCCCCTACTGGATTATAGATTATTAGATAAAGCTATGGGAAGAATGTTTAAACCGTATAAAGAAATAGGGGAGGGTGTATATGTTAGGTCTAGTTTCACATACGATACTAAACAATGGTTAAAATATCATGCACCTTGGGCTAAAAACCCAGATGATTTACCTAATCCTTTTGAAGCTGGTGCTATATCTGTTAAAAGATTAGAAAATAATTTCTTTACTAACTTAGCTAATTTTTATACAAGAAATGTATTTAAACCATTAGTACTTATGAGATTTGCATTTTTTACACGTGTGTTTTTAGAAGAACAAGCACGTATAGCTGTTAAAGGTTTATCAGGATTTTATAACAAACCACATGAATATTTGCAATGGGTTTTTGCACATAATCCAAACAGTAAAGTTGGAGCTATGTTAGAAAAAGTTTCATTAGGTAAATATACAAAAGCTAAACAAAACAATGATGCTGTAGAGTTTTTAATGCAAGAAGAAGTTATAGAAGCTATGCAAAAAACATTTAGACCTAATGACATAGCTGATGCTAGAGGACGTAAACAAAATAAATATTTAGAATATCTTGCAAAAGATAAATCTGAATTAACAATAGACCAAATAGCAGAATCAATGTATGCAGAGTTAAGACATTTAAGAAATGACCCTATTGCTAGACAAGTAGCTAAGTTTGGTTATGGCTCTAAAGAATTAAATGAATGGTTATTATCTCCTGCAGGTAGAGAAGCTAGAATACAATTAATTAAATACGGTGGCAATAAATGGTCAGAAATTTTAAGAGATGGTTCTGTTACTTTAGACCAACATTTACAATTTTTAGAATCAAGAATACGTATTAGTGCTGGTGGTCAAATATCTGAAGGTAAAGATATATTTAAACAAGCTGATGGTACTTATCAATATAAATTAAGACTAAATACTAATACTGGTAATCAAAATATTAGAAAAATGATTGGTGAAGGTACATTAGCTAAATTTGGTACTGATGGTGTTGATGAAAAAAATGTAATTGAGTTTTTTAGTTCTGAAGAAAATTTGTTAAAGAAATTTAAAAAATCAAAAGTACTAGATGAATTAAAGTTATATTACAACAAACAAGATGGACTAGACCCAGGTATGATGACAATTACTAGAAATCTTGCTGATGAATCTACTGACAAAAACTTTCTTGGAATGTTTCAAGATGGTATGGATATATTTTATCAAACAGTATTTGACCATTTAATGACAAAACCTATTGGTATTCTTAATAGGTCTACGACATTTAAACAATTTAGATGGATGTATGTTGGTGAAAGATTTGCTGATTTTACACCAAGATTAAGAAAACAATTTATTAAAGAAGCTAAAGATGCTGCAGTTCCTAAAAAAATTATTGATGAACTTACAGGTGCTAGTAAATTGTATAAACCAGGAAAAATTGATGATTACGAAGCTATGAATATAGAATCTAAAGCTTATGCATTAGCTGGTGTAAAAGAATTATTGTATGATACAAAACAAAGACATACTATATCTGACAAGTTAGTAAATGTTTTTCCATTTGCTGAAGTGTGGTTTGAAGTATTTCAAACATGGGGTAAGTTACTTGCACAAAATCCATATGTATTACGTAAAGGGCATGTAGGTTTTAGAGGTGGCAGTGCTGCAGATGCTTTAGGTAGTAGTTCTAATGATGGATTTTTTGTAGCTAATCCACAAGACCCACAAGAAGATATGTTTGTCATGCCATTTGGTGGTTTTATGTCAAGTTTAATTTTTGATGATGAATTATCAGGAGGAGAACAACAAGTACAAATATCACCTAGAGGATATGTACAAGGTGTTAACTTGTTAGGACAAGGATTTGTACCTGGACCTAACCCATTTGTAGGTTTTGCTTTAAATAAAGTTTTACCTCCAATTGAAACTGCATCTACTAAATTAGGTGCAGAGTATGGTTGGGCTAACAGTTTAGAAAAAACTTTATTTGGAGAGTTTCCTCCACCAGAAAAATTAACTGATGTATTTTCTATATCACCTGTATATAAAAAATTAAATGCTTGGTTACTTGGTGCTGATGAGTTTGATGTTATATCTGATGCAAGTACAGAAGCAGAACGTATGAGAGCTAAAGCTACTATTGATTTGTATAGATGGGGTGTATCTGCTGGTGAACCTGAAAGATTATATAAAGCTGGTAAGTTAGATAAATATATTAACAAATTGTATCCAGGTTTATCTGTTAATGAATTAAATAAAGGTGAAATAGAAAATGCATATTTAGAATATGCAAAAGTTAAATCAGGAACTTTGTTTGGTTTTCAATTTATTTATCAATTCTTTGGTCCTACAGGATTTCAACCAGAATATTTTATTGATGACAAACAAGGAAACTTATGGGGTCAAGCTGTATTGTATGAAGAATATGTACGTATTAAAGAAAAAAATGAAGGTAATGATGTAGCTACATATAATGAATTTTTAGAATTATATGGAGTAGAACATCCTTATTTGTTAAGTCCTAGAACACAATCAGAAACTGGTAAACAACCTTACAGTGTTAGAGTACAACAATTTCAAAAAGAAAACGCAGATATTTTTAGTACACTAAAAGTTAGTGGTTATTATTTAAACATTGACAATCCTTATGAAGAAAAAAATTATAATGATATTATTCGTGAAAAGAATTTATTAAGTCCTGACCAATATCGTAGAGCTGTTAATGATACAATTGGTTTCTTTAGATATAAAACATTTACTAAGAACTTAGACAAAACAACAATACCATCAGTTAAGAAAACTGTTATTAAAAGATTATATAGAGAACAATTAAAAGAAGCTTTACCTGGATTTCAAGCTGATGAATATGGTTTATTATCTCCACCAGCAACAATGGATATATTTAATGAAATGAGAGAATACTGGACAACTAATCCTAAAATTATGGAATTTGCTGCTGCACAAGGATTTGCTGAAGCATTAGTTAAATGGGAAGAAGCTGAACAATTGTCTATACAATACTCACCTACAAGAAATAAAGACTGGTGGTTAACATCAGATGATGTTAGAGCTAAAGCACTTAGGTTGTGGATGTATAATGAAGCTAATGGTATTATTGAAAATTATCCAGATTTTTGGGCTGTATGGACAGGTGTTATGTTAAAGTTATATAGAGATGACCAAGAATACTTGGATTATTTACCAGAAGGATAATTAATGGCAAAAAAAAGTTTAGGTACAAGATTAGGTGAATGGTTTAGAAAACTTAAAGAAGCAGAACCAAATTCAGAACTTGTAAAATTAGATAGCACTTATGCTTTTTCTACTGGTATTGCTGAAGTTACTAAAGAATCATTTATTAATTTTATTAATTCATTTGAACCTAGTACAGATTCTGAACGTAAATTAAAAGCTGAAGCTTTAGAAAGTATTAAAAATGATTCAGTTCCTTTAGAAAGTTTTAGAAATGATTTTTCTGCAGCTTTTAATGAAAAACCAGTAGAGCAACAAGTACAAGAAAATAATAAAATTGCTGCACCTTCTGGTCCTAATATGGGTTCTCCTGTAGTAACTTCTACTTCTGATGAAAGTTGGATTGATAAATCTAGAAGAAGGCGTGAAGGTGAAACAGCTATAACACCTTCTGAACAAACTATAGGACCTCAATTAGATTTTTCTACATATGAAAAATACGCAAAGTTAGGTTTAATTGGTAACGAAATTGCAGTTCAAAATTATATTTCTAATGCACAAGAAAATGGTATTACTATACCAGCAGAAGATTTAGAATTTTTATTAGCAGCTTCAGCAGATTCACCATTAAGACCTACAGTACAAGGAAATAGTGTAGTTTTAAAACCACATGCAGGTTATTTTGTTGCTGCACCAATAGCTGGAATTATAGATAATTATGCTAGTACACAAGAAATATCTTCATATCAAAAGTTTTTATTAGAAAATAAAATAGTTTCTCCAGATTGGTTTGTAGGTTATGAAGGTAAATATGGTGAACCATTAAGACAATCTATTCAATTAGTTATGGATTGGATTGATAGAAACTTAGATGCAACAGAAGGTTCTGATTTATATAAACAATTAATGAAAGAAATGGAAACAGGTCAATCTGTATTTTTCACAAAGACACAAGAACTTAATAATGAATTTAGTTTTGAAAGACAGTTATTTAATTATGGTTTAAAAGAATTTGCTAAAGTAACTAATGCTAACGCTAGATATCAAGAAGGTGAAATAGCTAAACAAATAATAGCTAAGATGGATATTCCTGGTCCATTAGAAATGAAAGAACTTGTTAACGATTATTTTGAAGCTAAGTTAAATAGACCTCCTACAGAAGAAGAACTTAGTACTTGGTCAGATAAATTTTATGATTCTTATAGTTTAACTGCAGCTAAACAACGAGCTAAAAATGAGTTTTTAAATAACTATAACTTTGCATTATCTACTGATGCTTACCAACAATTACAACAAATAGGTAGAGATGAAACAGGAACATTTCAACCTGGTACTGGTAAAGTAGATTTATCTATGTTTGCTATTGATTCACCTGAAGCTATACGTGATGCACAATTTGAAAAAGAATATGGCAAAGTAACTAAAGCTATAGAGAATGGTAAAGATGTTAGAAAGATGCAGCAAGATATGATACTGTATATGTTTGGAGCGTAATGGCTGAAAAAATACAAGAAATAGAAGCACCTGGTTATAAACGTACTGAAACAGATTGGATTATAAATAATCAGCGTGGTAGTTTAAATTTAGATTGGGAAAAATGGTGGTCTAATGAAAAAAATTTATTAGATATTAAAGTAGGAAATCAATTAACAGTTTTTGAAAAAAATTTAATGGATAATATTCTTACTATACCTACTACTGGTCAATCTCGTAATAGTACAAGAATTAATTTTATGAGAGATTTTAATGAATTAAAAAAACAATTATCTAAAGTAATTAATAATGCAAAATTAGGAACTGCATCTCAAAAAACAGTTATTGGTGTTGCAGAAAATTTAAGAAATAATGAAATAGACAGTATTAAACAAGCATTAACTACACAAGGTTTTGATGACAATCTTTTTCCTGACGGTAATATTAGTGTTGCATATTATGATGATAACAGTGCTTATGCTCCTAAAGATTCATGGACTGTTAAAAATGAAAATAGAGCATCTTTTATAACACATAATGAAACAGGATTAACTTTAAAATTAAATCGTAATGGTTTATCTTTTGTTGATAATGGTAATTTTAAAATTAATAATAAAAAAATAGATTACGAATCTATAAATACACCAAAAGATGTAAACATGCGACCTACAGGTGATGAGTTTGACCCTTTTGAAGGTTACAATGGACCTGCATATGATGCACAAACAATGGATGCTGATTTACCCCAATATTTTAATGATGACATAGAAGATGCACAACGTGCAGATAGAGCTAATGCAGATAGTTTAGATAATTATCCTAATCGTGCAGAATATTTTGACCCTTTAGAAGGGTACGATGGACCTGCTTATGACGCACAAACAATGGATAGAGATATTCCTATTTATGAAAATAATATTGCAGAAAATATAGATAAACAAACAGGTACACCAGGTCTTGGAAGGAAATCTTTAGATGTAGTAGGAAAAATATTTGGACCTGTTGATGAAATTATAACCTACACTTTAGGTAAAGGAATACCTAAATTATTTGCAGGAACTGCATTAGCTGGTGTTATGGGTGGTGCAAGTGGATTATTATTACAAGGTATAGCTTATTGGTCAATAGGCAATCTTGCTTTAGCTGCTGTTAAAGGTGCTACTACATTTGCATCTGAATATGGTGGAGATACAACTAAAGCTATGGATGCTATATTATCTGGTGAAGTACCAGAAAAAAATTTTAAAGAAGCTGTGCAAGAATCATTTGGAGAAGGATTACAAAAGTTTACTAAACAAATGGAATATGACCCTTTTTATTTAATAGTAGATAAAGGAATTTTACAACCTATTTTTGGAAAAGACCAAGGTGTTATTGGTGAAGCAGCTTTTAAATATGCTGGTCAAGGTATTAATGGAATTAAAAATTTATTTGGAGGTAATAAATAATGTCTGAAATAGAAACAAATGTTGGTTTTCAAGGTGGTATAAAATCTGATTGGCAAGGTACACAAATAATTTATGTTGAAGGTGAAGGATATAAAATTATTATTGACCTTGGTAGTTATTCATATGCATTAGATTTACCAAAAAATTTAACACTTAAAGACATTAGTAATTATTACGATAGCAGAGAAGAACCTAAAGCTACAGATGATGAAGAAAAATATGCTAGAGAAGATTATGGTATACCTACTATATCTATTGGTAGTTTTGAAAGTGGATTTTTAAATGGAGATAAATTAGTTAGCGTACCAGCAGGAATATTAGATATTGAAGGTGACGCATACCAAATAGCAAATAATTTTTTAACTGCTGCAGAAAATAATAGAAGAAAAATTACTTCTAGATTATTAGCTGATGATGAATATATAAATAATTTAGCTGGATATTACATTGCTAATAACGGTGATATGGCTAAAGCTGTTGAAGCTTTTGAAGAAACAGATTTGTATGGAGCTATATTAGAAAGATTACAAGTAACTCAATCACAACTTATAGCAGAAAGGTCTGAATTTACAGACCCTGTACAGTTTGAAAAGAATTTATCTTTATATACAGATATATTTAATCAAACAGCTATGAAAACTTATGGTAGTAAATTACCAGAAAATGCTGTGTATTATTTAGCTGATATGACTAGACGTGGATACTTTACACAACAAGAAGCAATAATGCAGATGCAAGGAGTGTTTGACCCATACGCAGATGTAACATTAGATTCAGGATTAGTTAATGCTTTAAGTGGACAAACTATTAGTACTACTACAGATAAAGAAACTGAAGTTCAAAATTTATTAGATACTTATTTACCAAAACATTTACAAGGACAATACACTTCAAAGATTGGTGAACTTGCAGGTAAAATGCGTAACAATGCTTTATTTAAAGATAATTTTATTAATGAACTTAAAGATAGAAGATATCAATTTTATGATATGTATGATAGAGAAATTGATTGGGCTAGTATTGTGACAAATAAAAAAGAAAATGCTGCAATAACTATGGGTGTTAATCTTAAAGATGATGACCCATTACTAGACAAGTTAATTAAAACTAATGATTATGGTAAAGAACTTGAGTTGATGAGAGAAGAAGGTTTAAATCGTGGTTATGCAAAAGTTAAAAATGACCTTGCTAAAGCTGCATTCTCAGCATTTGGTGAAGGTATTATTACAAGTAGGAGCTTTGTAGGATAATGGCACAAGTAGTAGTTATAGGACCAGGTGGAGCTAGAACAACAGCTAATGATACAGCTAGACCTGGCGAAAGTGAATCTGAATTAGAACGTTTATTATCAGGAAAAATACCTGGTAGAGAAGGATTTGCTGGTGCATCAGTACAAGGTGTACGAGATGAAACTTATGCTGGAGATTATGGTGGCTATCAACCTACAGCATCAGAATCTAATAATGGTAGAACTTTATCACAAGGTTTAGATGTAGCTAAAGGTATGATGTCATTTTTACCAGAAGCTGTATTACAAGAATATGCTAAAGCTTGGGTTAAAACTGGAGATAAAGATGTAGCTGTAGGATTAACTAGACAAACTAAAGCTTGGAAAGATAACTTTGGTAAATTAATGCGTGATGATGGAACATTAATTATGAGTGAAATTTCTTTTATGGGTGTTAAAGCATCTTATAAACAAACATTAGCTGAAGTTGGTGTTACAGATTTTACAGATTTTGAAGATGAATTTACTGATATGGCTGTAGGTTATAATACTGGTGACCCAGTATCTGCAGAAGAATTTCAAGCTAGAATAGATTTAGTTTATGCTGGTGTTAAAAATCAAATACCTGAAGTAGAAAAATTATTTAAAGAAAGATATAACATACCATTAGATAGTGGAACTGTATTTGCTGCATTAATTAATCCTAAAATACAAGATAAAATATTAGAAGGTGACATAGCTACTTTACAATTACAAGCACAAGCTACATCTAGAGGATTTACAGGTACATTCCAAAACTTTGAAAGATTAAGAAAACTTGGATTAGGTGTAGATAAAGCTGGAGAATTATATAGAACTGCTGGAGCTATGATGCAACAAGCAAAAACTATTGGTAGAGAATTAGACTTATCTACATTAGAAGATTATGCAGTTGGTGATATTACTGCTGCTAAACGTGTACAAAGAATACAATCAGAACTAGCATCTACACAAGGTGTACAATTAGGTGCTGCTAAAAAAGATAAACAAATTACTGGACTTATAGCAGATTAGTGTATAATAAATATTAGGCGTTGCGTGGTCCGCTACAAATAGACCTGCATTCAGCTTTCACAGCCTACGTAGAAAGCTCGTATTAAAAACCGTAGAGTAATGGACTTATAGCTTTTAGCTACCAGAGAGATAAGTCAAGTGGTAAAGGTAGCACCACGGCAAGATGCCTATGGTCTTGTCAGATAGGTTAACACATAGTGGAGGTACAAATGGAAGAATTTGATGCACCGCAAGAACATGGTGTAAAACAAATGAGAGAAACAATTGATAGAAAAGATGATACTATCAAGAAACTAGAGGCAGAGTTAGCTTCTTATAAAGATAAAGAAATTAGCAATGTCTTTGGAAAATTAGGATTATCTACTGACAAAGGTTTCGGTAAAGCGTTGAAACAAGTGTACGATGGACCTGTAGATTTAGAGTCTATCGCACAGTTTGCTAAAGATGAGTATGGTTTTGAACCAACAGGAGCTGTTGTTACTACACCACAGTCACAACCTGCACCAGTTGTACAAGATGATGCTAGGTCTAGAGTAGCTGCACTTGATGCAAATTCTGCTTCAGAAGTACCTATGGACATAAATGAGCAATTAGCTGCTGCACTTAAAGGAGCTTCAGTAAAAGATTCTTTGAGAGCCAAGCTAAACATTATGGACCAACAAAAAAAATAAGTAAAAGAATTTAATACGACACATACGGAGGTGTTTTATGGCAGCAATATCGCTGACAGGTAACGCAATTTATTCTCAGAATATTAATAACTTTTCTGGGGAGCTATTCCGTGTAGGTGGTCAAAGAACTCCTTTCTTATCTGCAACAGGTGGATTAAACGGAGGTAAGGTTTTACAATCTACTTTCTGGCAAATCCAAGCTGCTGACTCACACACAG